CATGAAAGCAAATCACTTAACCAATGACGACAAAAAAAGAGGCCGCTACATCAAATCATTGCTTATTCTCCACGAAGTCGAGCAGCAGGAAATTGCCAAAGAAGCCGAGTCATCCGAGGCGCTCGTATCGCAAGTTATCCGTGGACATAAAAAGGGTGTCGCGCGGAGCGGGAAAAAGATCGCGAAGATTAAGCAAATACTAGCCGCCAAACTTGGCAGAGACGTAGACGACCTGCTGCCCAGCAAAGCTGCATAAATAAAAGGAGATAAAAACATGCCACCCATTATAGACCCTCTTGTCCCTTATTATCCGATTCTTTTTACTTTGGGTATTACCCCCTGGATACTTTTACTCTTCTATTTTTTATATCTTTTCACAAAGCGAAACAACAATAACTGCCCCTGCGATATTAAGAACAATCATTGCAAACCATGCCAATGCCCCCGTCCCAAATATTCCCAAAAGAGTGACACAGACAACCCAAACAATAATGATGGAGGCGGGGCCGGTGGCCGTTAAATTAACAGCTATGTTTTTTAAAAAGTCCATATCACCACATAGGATTTCAAATGAGATTTGATCATACCAAAAAAAGCGAGGAATGCAATGTCTAAAAACGGAAAAAAAATAGATACCCGGCAGCAGGAATTAGATTTTGACTCACAGATTGCGGAATACGAATCCCTGCGAGTGAAACTCATTAATGGGCCGAAGAAACCGGAGCGCGTGGAAAGTTATGAAGAGGCTTGTATTGAAATTTCCGCCGCCGCTAAAAATGACATCCGTGAATGGGGCGGAAGCCGGGAACAATTAGTCGATGCAATCAATATCTATTTTGGCACCATGCCTAAAAGCTGGAATCTTTCCATTCACATGCTGAATCATTATCTAAGCAAACCAGTTGAATACCCGATGCCTGCCGCCATCATTTATGCCATCCAGCACATTACCGGAAGACTCGGAATCGTTTCCGCTCTGGCCAAGGCCGAAGAAGCGCGTGTCATTGATCAAACCGAGGTGCGCAAATTGGCAATAGGCAAACTTGATGATGCAATATCCGAGATGCAGCGGCTTAAAAAAGAATTCAGAGGAATCAAAAAATAGCGAGGAGGAGATTTTATGGCGGCGAAGAGTTGCAGAAAAATTGAAGTGTTGATGACGACGGACGCGATTTTAAATTTTATCGCGGAAAACAAAGAACCGATTAATGCGACAGAGATCGCAAAGGGAACAAATTTAACGACCGATAGTGTCTTCCGACAGCTCGGCACGATGGAAGAGTTGGGCTGGGTGCGCAAGATCGGCGACGGATACACGCCCGGAATGCGGCTGGCCGTTATTTGGGCGCGCGTGAAGGCAAATACAGAAGGTCAAATAAATAAACTCAAACAAGACCTAGATACGCTGGGATAGGAGATGGCGAAAATTATGAGTAAATTAAATTGTAGTTTAGATGATATATACAAGGAGATTGCCGAACTGCTCATTAAAAAATTCGGAGATGATGCCGCAAATATTCTTCTGACAACAACATTATTAAAGAGTCCCCTCAAAGACGCAGCCACAGCAAAACGGATTGAATTATTACTAAATATTAAACTGACGCACTTCGATAAATGCGCCATCGACAATCTGCGTAATGCCCACAGGCATTATATTTTATGTCGCCGGGCATTAACCGGTGTGTTGGCAAGTTATCAAGGAAGGGAGGAGAAAAAGAATGGGAAATAAAACAAAATCAAAAGACCTGGATGCCCAGGTCTTGGCCGGAAACGAGATTTACAATATAGCGCGGAAAGAAGCGGACGCAGAAATGACGCGCCTGAAATCTGAGATCGCGGCGGAAAAAGAAGAAAGCCGGTTTGAAGGAATCTTAGACAAGATTGATTATGACATTGCACATAATGAATTTTTAAAACTGCTGATACTTTATCGGGTTAAGCAAACCAAAGACTATAAAAAAGGTGGAAAAACATGGAAAGAGTTTTGCGATTCGCGCGGGTATGCTGATAGAACAGCAGACCGTTTGATCGAGGAACTTAAACCTCTTTTTGATCAATTTTCCGCCAAATTGGCGGATTTAGCAGGTATCACATTCAATAAAATCAGACTGTTAGGCCGTTCGGTTTCCGCCAATTTGGCGGAAATTAAAGACGGCTGCCTTATCTATGATGACCAATTAATTCCCCTCGATGCCGATCATAAAGACGAAATCGAAGCCGTTCTGGATCAACTTAAGGACAATGCGGAAACCGCAAAAAAAGAAAAAGCTCTGGAAGTCAAAGCAAAAGACCGCGTCCTCAATGACAAAGAAAAAACAATCCAGAAACTTCACAAAAATCTGGAAAAGCTCGAAGGTCAGGCCAGGGAAAAGAATCTCACCCCGGAGGAAGACGGATTCCTGAAACGTGTTGAATTTTTCCGGACAGGTTTTGACGGCTATCTACTGCAACTCGATCCTGAACGGATGGAGGAACTATCCAAACATAACGATCCACCTCCTACACCCCGCATGCGCGCGGCCTATCTTTCCGCACTCGATTACATGAAAAAACAAATCCTCATTGCATTCGAAGTCGCAACGGAGATGTACGGCAACGCAATTATGTGCCCGGAGGCGGCCTGGAAACCCGGCATGGGCGCGGCGATCACACCGGCTAAAGAGTCATCAAAAAAAACTAAATAATGGAGTGAATAAATGTGGCAAGAAAATTTTGCATCTGAACTGAAATCAGCCCCGCCACTGGATAGAAAAATAATCCTCGGCAAATATAAGGAAAGTACCGGACTGTCGAATCAGCAGCTTTACCGGGTTGCCGGAGAGTATGGCTTTTCATCCGGGAGAAAAAAACGCGCCGACAAGGGCGTGCTGAAAACCGGACTTACAGACAATCAGATCGAACTCATTGCCGCATTGCTCTATGAGACAGGCAGAGAAAACAAAGGGCCGATCATGCCGGTCGAACGGGCGATACAAATTGCGGAGATGAACGGCTACATGGAACCAGGGCAGGTTACGCCGTCGACAATGAACCGCATCCTCCGGGAGCGTCAAATGTCGAAAATACACATGAAAGCCGACTCTCCGCATACGCCCATGCAATCCCTCCATCCCAATCACGTCCATGTTTTCGACAGTTCCGTCTGTATCCAGTATTACCTGAAAAACGGCAAACTCGGCATCATGGACGAAAGGGACTTTTATAAAAACAAACCTGAAAATTTTGCCAAAATCAAAAAGAGACTTCTGCGTTACGTTCTGGTCGATCATTTTAGCGGCTTCTTTGTTTTTAAATATTACAATACGACGGGTGAAACGAGCGACAATCTCTGGAACTTTTTGAAGTGGGCATGGGCGGGTAATCACCATGAAAAAGTACCATTTCGCGGCGTCCCTTTCCATTTGCTGATGGATACCGGCGCAGCTAACAAATCACACGCCATTGTGGAATTTCTGGAACGCCTCGGAGTCAACATACCGAAAGGACTGCCCTACAACCCGCGCCGTCAGGGAGTTTGCGAAACAACACACACCATCATTGAAGAATGGTACGAATCCGGACTGCGCATTCAACAAGGCACATCGGAAGAACAAATCAATATATGGGCGTTGGACATGATGGCCTGGCATCAGGCATTCAAAATACACACGCGGCACGGTATGCCGCGCACGCAATGCTGGCTGCTGATTAAAGCAGAACAATTCCGCGAATTGCCGGACGAAGAAACATTACAGGATATATATCAAAACAAACAGGAACCGCGCACAGTCAGCGGCTCTTATACCATCGATTATAAAGGAATGGAATACAACGTGCGTCACGTTCCTGGAATCTTTAAAAACGCAAAAGTCAATATCATACAGAAAATTTATAAAAAGCCTCTCATAGATGTCGAATGGGAAGGCAAGCTTTATGAATCATCGCCGATTGAAATGCTGCCTCGTTTGCAGGGCGGCTTCCGCGCGGACGCGGCTGTGATCGGCCAGACATACAAAGCGCAACCGGAAACACAGACACAAAAAGCCGTCAAACGTTTTGACAATATGGCATACGGCGAAGAGAAAAAGAAAGGCGATATTCCCTTTGAGGGCATGCAAGTCTTTGGAGGACTGGCCGATCAAATCGGCGTTGATTACATCGCCAAAAAAGGAACGCCCATTGAAGTTGATCGCGGTGTTGCCGAAACACACATATCATTTATGGAATTAAAAAAACGGATACTCGCGCAGACAGGCAGAATTTCTGAGGAACGAAATGCCGAACTGCGCGTGAAATATGAACAGGGAATCACAATCAATGAGGCAGAGGAGGTGATCAGGGCAATCGAGGAAGGTTCCTGGAATGTAAGCCCGTTAGAGACTGTGTCTCTTACGGGGTGAATAGTGAATGGTGAATAGTGAATAGAAAACGAGGAGGAGATGATGGCAGAAATAAAAATGACAGATAGACTTAAAAGTTACCACAATGGTGTTCATGGTGACTTTTTTATGTCCGTTGCGCAGAGAATAGAAACGCTGGAAATCGCACTCTCAGAGAGTCTGAAACTTCAAAGTCATTATGCCGAGTTATTAAATATGCACGATGGCGGAAAGAGAATTGGATTTAAAACAATCGAAGAATGGATAAATCGATTAGAAAAAGTTCGGGAAATCACAAGAGAACACATAAAGCGAAACTACGAATTGAATGGCTATCAAATGGAGATGCTCTTTATCGAAAGGCTTTGCCCGGATTGCGGTTTTTCAGGATTTTTAGGGGGGCCCGAAGGCGGATGTTCACAAAATATAAAATGCGGGAATTGCGGTAACAAATTTAATATCTGTCCGCCTTTTTTTGCAGAACGGATTTAGTGTAGGGCGCGTTCCCTGAACGCGTCGAAAACAGATTGCCACGCCGCGTGAGACGCGGCTCGCAAGGACAACCGAGGAGATACGAAAATGGGAAGACCCAAAGTTAATGAACAAACAGCATATGAGATGGCCTTTGTGCCGCTCATTCTAAAAGAATTGTGCGTTGAGTGTGGAATCAGCCAGGCCCAACTCGGAAAGGCCTCCGGCCTTAGCCGTGCCGCGATAAATCTTGTCATCAATCGCGGATACATTCCAAAAGAAAAAGCCGATTTTAAATATTCCATAGAAATTGAAATCAACAAAAATCGTCGCGCGGTTCAATGGCTCAATGATAGAAAATTGACCATTTTCAACATCTGGAATCCGCTCGGCAAGGATCTGCGGAATGTTTCACCGGCCGCGGACAACCAAAAAATGTGGGAAACAAGAAAGAATCCGGCAATGGTGCCGGGAAATCCTGAACAATTAAAACTTAGCGTGGAGGTGGAGATGATTAAACCAGAGGCAATGAAATATTTTAAGATGTTTCGGAATCCCTTTATTGATGACGTATTAAAGGAATCGGATATTTACATGAGTGAAGAACACCGCTACATCGAAGCGGCAATGCTTGATGCGGCACGGCACGGAGGTTTTCTTGCTGTTATCGGAGAAGTCGGAAGCGGCAAATCAGTCATGCGCCGCAAGGTCGTAGAACAGTTAAGAAGAGATGGCGACACCATCGTAATATTTCCGCAGATGATTGATAAAAATCGTGTCAATGCGGCAAGCATCTGCGACGCCATCATCATGGATCTATCGGAAACTAAACCGGCCATGAAACTCGAAACAAAGGCCAGACAGGTGCACAAACTCCTTCTGGAACGGGCGCAGCAGAATTTCCGGGCCGTTCTGATTATAGAAGAGGCTCATGATCTGAACATCAATACATTGAAATATCTCAAAAGATTTTACGAACTCGAAGATGGATACAGAAAACTGCTCGGCATCATCCTGATCGGTCAGACCGAACTTAAATCTCTTTTCAATGAAACAAAACACATCGAAATGCGGGAAGTCATCAGGCGCATACAGGTTGCCGAAATCAAGGGTCTTAATGGCAATACAAAAGATTATCTCAATATGAAATTCAAACGCGTCGGCGTGAAGATCGAAGACATTTTTGAAGATGCCGCTTTTAAAGCATTAACGCGACGGCTGACCATCAAGGACTCAAACAATAAAGCGATCTCTCACGCATATCCGTTGATGATCAATAACTACGCGGCAAAGGCCATAACCTCGGCTTATGAACTTGGCGAGAAAAAAGTTACCGAAGAATTAGTGATGAAAATTGAAAGCGGCAATCAGGAAGATATGGATATTTGAAAAGATTGTCATTGCGAGCCGCGTCTAACGCGGCGTGGCAATCTAAAACAGGAGGTGAAACGATGGGCGCATTACCGAGATTAAAGAAAAAAGACGAACTGCGTTATCGCAAGGGGTCAACCAACGAAACACGGAATTGCCAGTATTGCACGAATCTGAGAACACTTGAAATTGCGAATGTCGATAACGGGAAGCGTTGTTTGATTATGGGGCTGAAAACTTCAGCGCGTTATCGTGTTCGTCCGGATTATACCTGTGATGCACAGGAATATAACGGGAGGTAACCATGCTGACAAAATTCAAAACATACATCGGGCAGGAAGCCTGGGACGAAAAGATCATCAGGAGTGATCGGGAATTGCGGCGATGGTGTTTAACATTTTTAGCATTCGTAATGACGTATTTCATGTTGGAAGTCATTGTCAGGATTTTCAAACTTTAGAAAAAGCGGGGAGGCTTTACTAAAGGAGGACAAATAAATGACAGATATAAAAAAAGAGATCGATACATCCGAACACAGAAACCGCTTGAAATCGGCCCTATTCGATCATGTTGGAGAAATTAACGCCATCAGTATGACGGCGTTATACGAGATTGTTTTTGATCGTCCCTGGAATAACCGGATCAACGACACCCGTGCATTGCGGATTCTGATAACGGTTTTGCGGGAAGAAGGCGTCCCGATCTGCTCGACATCATCACAAAACGGCGGCGGATATTATATCGCCGCCGCCAGCAGCGAATTCATAGACTTCCTGCGCAAGGCCGAACGCCGCGCCCTTCTTATTTTAATGCGTAACGCGAAGATGAAAAAAGTCAGCTTGCCTGAATATCTCGGACAATTAAAATTGGAAATGGAGACAGCGCCAAATGAAAAAGCAGCTTGATGATGTGAATAGTGAAAAGGGAAAAGTGAAAGAAGATGCCAGAATACTCCTAGTATCCATCGCACATACTCAAGGGATTATTGAACAACAATTAGATGAATATAATGTCCAGATAGCAAAACTTTCCGCACCATATGAACAGACAATCGAGAAATTGCGCGCCGATCTGGCAACTGACGAAAAAGCTCTTTTGTCTCTCATGAAGAAAAACAAAGGCACTCTTTTTTCATTTGAGGATGTTGTCAACCTGCCGAATGGCTCATTGATCCACAACGTCGGTGATCATGTCACCATCCCGAAAACGGCTCTCGCTGATTGCCAGGCGCAGGGATTCAGAGACGCTATCAAAGTTGTCGAATCGCTTGATCGCGACGCCATCGAGAAATGGCCGGATGCCAAACTGGTGCTGATCGGTGCACAGCGGAAAAAGAAAGAGGAATTTAAGTACAGTTTAAAAAAATAATTGTCATTCCGGCGCACGCCGGAATCCAGGAGGAACGATGGCGAAAGTAACTATTATGATTGAAGACCAAAAAGGAAAGCGAAATTTACATGTGACGCTTAAAGCCGATCCTGAATTTAAAATGAATGAACCGATGACGGATGCGCAAGTATTAGGAATGCGGATCATGAAAGCTATTTCTAAAGGAGAAATACCAGTCTAATGCCTCAGCTAACAGCGCCACTCGAGATGATCTGCGCAACCTGCGCGAACTATGGATGGAAACCGGGCAATCCCAAAGGCTGGCGATGGGCATGTTGTTTGAAATTAAAATTTTGGTTCCCGGACAAAGAAGCGAAACCCGGTGAACGAAAGGGATGCGAAGAATGGCAGTAGGAAAAACACAAACGGAAAGATACGCTGATGTATGTATATATTTTGATGGAATACATAGTGTAAAATGTAAAGCAGGTATTTCATATAATGAAAATTTAAATGCTCTCCCATGTTTTAAAGGTAATTGGACATATCTAAAAATACCAAACCCGTTGCCTGATTGCAAAAAACGGCATTTCCCCACCGAGGCAGAAGTTAAAGCATTTGTCGATATAGAAAAAGAGATCAACGATAAGATAAAGGTGATTAACAAGATTCTTCCTCGGATAAAAGAAGAACATTATGGTGAATATTGGCGTGGCACAGAAATATGTCCAGTCTGTGGTGGTATATTGCATTTAATACACAAGGCAATTAACGGCCATGTCCACGGAGAATGCGAAACAAAAGATTGTCTATCTTGGATGGAGTGAAGACTATGAGTAGAATATTTGATCACAAAAAACAATATGTCTGCACTGAGGTTTTTTGGCTGGAAGAGTTGCAGGAAGCCGTCGCGGAATTGGAAGATTATGTTGATGAGGATACTGATCGTTTTCTTAAAGCAAATATAAGACTCTTTGCATTATCGAATAGCGTAAAAGAAGCAATCGAAAAGATCAATGAATTTATAAAAAATCTAAAAGAACAGGAGCGGGGAACATGAACTTTAAATGCCCGCATTGTAACAAGGAGAGTAACTTTATGGATATTCAAACTAGCAAGGATTTGGAATTTGTTATTGCCGCGCTGCCTTCATTCGGCACGCGCTATGCGCATCTCGTCATGGGATACGCTCAAATATTCGGTGTTACGCCGATGCACCTTAAGGCGAAAAAGCTACGTCTCATTATCGAAGAAATGAAGAAACTTTTCGATGCGCAGTCATTTACATGGGAGAAAAAAACATATTCCATCAGTCATGCCGGAATTGCTGAGGCACTTGACGTCATGATTAAAAGAAATTGGAATAAAGCATTAACCAATCATAATTATTTAAAACAGGTGATGATAGATATTTCAGAACGTGAAGCAACCGGCAAATCTATCCAGGAAGAAAAGACGTTGCGCAAAAGAGAACAAAGCAACCTCCGTGGCGATGAACGTCCGGATGTGCCGGAGCCGCGCGGGCCGATCCATCCCGGTGATGAAGAGATTACACCCGGCAAGCTGACTCCGGATCAGGTAAAAAACAATCTAACGCGTGTAGGCAATATCATTAAAAGCATTGCAGGAAAAACAGCATGAGAATGGCAGATAATAAGCAGAAGCAACTTATCCATATTGCCAAAGATCAACTTGGTCTCGATGATGATCACTATCGCGCAATTATCGAGGGGAAGACAAACGGGAAAAAAGATTCGGCGGCAGACCTTACATATTTTGAAGCGGACGCGGTAATTAATTTCTTCATTAAAGGACTCGGCTTTAAAATCAAGGAAAAATATACCGCCAAAGAGCGCGCCGCGAAAAAATACTGCATGCGAAGATGGAAACAGGGACGACCGGCGAATGTTTATTGCCTGGCATCGCATGATCAGTTGAATATGATAAGTGGTCTGGCCGGTCAGATAAAATGGCGCGTCGAAGACGGCTTTCATCACTGGATGAAAAAGTACATGAGAATCGAACGCATTAAAACGGACGATGAAGCCTGCAAAGTTATAGAAGGTTTAAAAGGAATGCTCGCCAATCAGGAAAAAGGAATTGTGAATGGCTGAAGGATGGATTGATCTTATCAAAACAGAGCAACTCCCGGAGGATTATCAACTTATAGTTGCCGCCATCGGTCTGGAGAATATGATCAAACTGGCATTTGCTCTGCCGAGCGTTTATTTTTATTTAAAGAGTCCCGATAAATTATTCAAACCGGCAAAGATTAAATATGTATTGTACTGTTACGCCAACGCCTCACCGGAAAACCCATTCAATCATAGGCGTATGGCCATAGAAACGGGATTGTCCATAAGAGAGATTTATGAAATTATCGAGAACCGCAAGGAAGTGTCTAAACAACGCGCATTGTTTGAGGATGAAGAATAACTTGACAAAAACAAAGTTTGATTTTTCCTGTCAATAGGATTATAAGACCGTCGTAATAAGATGCCATTCTTCCATCAGGGGAACGGCATCTTATTTTTATGCACACCGCAAAAGACTCTTTATCACAAATCATTTAATTTATCCCTCAACGCATCTCCTCGCTCGCTTGCCGGTCTGGTTGTTTACACGGTTGCGTGACTCCAGACCGGCGAGTCCCATGAGGAGATGGAGGGAGAGCGAATATGGCGCGATTAATAAAAGGCAATCGAGGCGCATTCCTCGATATGATCGGACACACCGAAGGAACGGTTCTTATTCCCGGCAGTGATGATGGATATAATGTGATCTGCGGCAGCACTCCTCAGCATCCCATTTTATTTTCAGATTATTCAAAACATCCGCGCATCGAAGAACAAATCAATTCCCATCTGAAATCCGATGCAGCCGGTCGTTATCAGTTAATGGGACGGTTCTATCTGCCTTACATTAAATTATTAAACCTTCCCGATTTTTCACCGGCCAGTCAGGATGCGATCGCTCTTCAGCAAATTAAAGAATGCAGAGCTCTTCCCGATGTAGACGCCGGAAACATTATCCAGGCCGTCAGTAAGTGCGCTCATATCTGGGCAAGTTTTCCGAATGCCGGATATGCCCAGCATGAATATAAATTAACGAGTCTGCTCGCGCTATATAAAGAAGCGGGCGGAATATTAATCAATTAAAAAAAGGAGGAGTTTTATGTTTGGCTTGAGTCTTACACAGTTGTTAGTAATTATTTTGATTATTATTGTTGTGGCCGTCGTGTGCATACTTGTCGGGATGTTTATCGAAAAGAACAATCCCAATTTAATCGCGAACACTGAAGCAAAAATAACCGGTGTTGAAACAAACGTCAAGACGGCAATATCGACAACCGAAACCAATATATCCGCGAAATTTACCGCATTGGAAGCAAATATTAAAACCTATTTGGATAATGTGGTTGCTGCCGTTAAGAAAGTTTAAAACCTCCTATCAGAGATAGGCCCTGGGCGAGGAAGCAGACTAACTACACTCTTCCGGAATTCGCTCAGGGCCATAGGAGAAAGTGAAGGAAAACACCTGATGAAAATTAACATAACTATACTCGCCATATTCGGAATAGTCATTATGATTGCGTTTGTTGCCGTCTATAGCTGGTATCATCCTGCGGAGATATTATCAAAAACGCAATTCACTGCATTGCCTCCGATTCCCACAGCAGCGAATATCCCCACGGTAAACATTCCTGTCAATCATATTGTTGCGCTCGATAAAAAGACAGTTTCTAAAAAACTTAAACTTCCGGATGAAATTGCCAACGACGAGAAAGAACAGGTTGTCGCCACGGCTCAAACTCCGGCAACCGATACCACCGGAAAAACCGATATTGTTGCTGTCACAGATACCGATACAGGCAAAACGGAAATTGTCGCCAAACAGGAACCGCTTTCATTTTTTGCTTTGGAAAACAACAAAGCGATCGGTTTGCGTTATGGGTTTGGATCATCTTCTAAAATTAACTACGAAGCTGATGCTTATGTCCGATGGGATGTTGTGCGCCTCGGATCTGTGCATCTGGGTCTATATGGCGAAGTCAATTCCCTGGGCGACGGCAAAGCAATGATCCAGGCGGAATATCGATGGTAAAATAAGAGAAGGAATCATGCATTACAAAAACGGAAGAAAAGCAAAAGCGGGAGATCAGGTTGTCTGTACGGCCACAGGATTTTCAGGAATTCTTTTCAATGTCAATGCGAAAGCAACTTCATGCAATGGTCAACTGGCTCAAATTGTAACCGGCACTCCATATGTAACTTTGAATCAATGTCTGCACATCGATGATATTGCAGCAGCAGATGTGCCAAACATTGAGAAGGAATAATCTTATGATAACTTCTTTAAAGAATCTTATCTCTTCCATGAATCCATTTTCCGGCATGGGAACTTTTTTAAAAAATCTTATCGATACCGCGAATTCATTGTCCAGCAATAGATTCAGCTTCATCTTCACAACAATAATATCCAATATTGTTTTTTGGGCAACCTGGGCTGGCGTTTGCGGTTATCAGGGCAAAATCGTGGATGTCCCGACCGGCGTTTATGTCATTTACGGACTGGCTAACGGAATCGTGGGTCTGGGAAAATTCGGCCAGAATATAACCGAAAATATAACTACGAAAACGGAAATAAAAAATTAATGGGCGATATCATCGATCAGGCACAGCAATCCGATGAACTTTTCCGGGCGAACGCACTCGGTAAACTATTAAGCCGGAAACAGCACGCGCCTTTGATAAGAATACAGAAAAAAAGGAACTGTGAAGACTGCGGCGAATCGATCCCGGCAAAAAGATTAAAAGCAAATCCGGCAGCAACGCGCTGTGTAACCTGCCAGACGTTGGCGGAAAAAAGAGGCCATGATGACGAGTAAAAAGAATATGCCCGGAGGGAGCAAATGACACCTGATCAAATACAGGCAATTTCAGCAATAGCATCCATCATAAATCAAATAGGGACATGGCCCATCGGCACAATCATTGTCGCCATTGTGTTTGGCCCGTGGATTATAATGGGCCTCATATCCCGGTCAATAGAAAAACGTCATTCAGCAGTAATCGAAATGTATAAAAATAATGTCAAACTCGTAGAACACTATGAAAAAATGTCAGCGGAACAGGCCGATACAATACGTTTGTCAACAGCGGCAACAACCGAATTAACCACTTATTTAAGAAACCGAATGTCATGCCGTGAAATTCTGGCAGCTCAATTAAGGAGTATGGAATGAGTTTACAAAATGAACTTCGCCGCCAGCAGAAAACTAATTTTGAATTCAAGGCAAAACGGCTCCGGATTGAAATTGAAAATCTGGCCAGAACCATTTGCATCAATCTTGATTGTTCTCTGAAGCGTCCGGAGGATCTGCCGGTGTCCGAGGTAGACGGCCAGTTTGATGAACTGAAATCCAAGTGGTCTGATCTGACGGTCACTCTCACAGAAATTAAAAGACTGGAAGAGGAACTTAAATAAATGGCCGAAAAGGGAGCGCGCGCACAATTAGAACCCGTTTGCCGTCAAGCTTATATTGATGGCAAATCGCTGCTTGCCATTGAGGCTGAATATGACGTCTCGCGCCAGACCTTATCCATATGGAAGGGCCAGACCAAAAAACCGAATGAAGATCTTGATGAATGGGATAAGGCGCGCGCCCGCAAAGCAAACTTCGGTCTGCGCATGGAAGCGCTCCTGGAACGCGAACTGACTCATGCCGAAGAACGCCAACCCGGCGCGATCGACAGCTCTTTAATGGATAGCCTCACCAAACTGGGTTCCTTGGTTGTTAAATTCAAGCAGGCAGAAAGCAATGGCCTGTTCAGAAACAGAGTCAACGCGGCGGCGGATGAAGTCGCTAAAGAAGTCAAGCGCAGTGGAATGTCGGAAGAGACCGCCAAAGAAATACGGCGCAAGATACTAGGGGTTTTATAATTAATGGTAGACGCGATTCAACCAGACCAGATTCATAATGATTTTGATAATGCGCGCGGCGCAACCGGCATCCTTCTGCCCTATCAGCAGGATTGGGTCGCGGATCAGGCCGACGTCAAATTCATAGAAAAATCCCGGCGTGTCGGTATCTCCTGGGCAGAAGCGGCAGATGATACCCTTTATGCATCTGTTAAAGGCGATGGCGAAAAGCGCAATGTCTGGTATATCGGATACACAAAAGATATGGCGCTTGAATTTATCAACGACTGCGCCAACTGGGCGCGTGCCTATAATATGGCCGCATCAGCAATTGAAGAATACGAAGAACCGGATGAAGACGAAAACGGCATCGTCAAAGAACAAAAAATACTCGCTTATAAAATTACCTTTGAATCCGGTTGGCGCATTACCGCGTTATCCAGCCGCCCGACAAATCTGCGCGGCAAGCAGGGTCGAGTTGTAATAGACGAAGCGGCCTTCCATGACGATCTGCCGGGCCTGTTAAAAGCGGCGATGGCATTGCTTATGTGGGGTGGTCAGGTTCGCGTTATCTCCACACACTTCGGCGACAGCAACGAATTCAACTCCGTTATTCAGGATATTCGAGCAGGCAAGAAACCTTACAGTCTGCACCGCGTCACATTCGACGAAGCCCTGCAAGACAACCTCTATAAACGCATATGTAAGGTTCTGAAGCGTGAATGGTCTCCCGAAGCGGAAGAAACATGGCGACAGGCCATCATCGATTCCTACGGCGAAGATGCCGACGAAGAACTATTCTGCATACCCAGCCAGGGCACCGGCGTTTTCCTCACCCGCGCCGTCATCGAGAAATGCCTCAGTGCCGATATCCCGGTAATCCGTTACGAGAAGTCGTCATCATTTGCCGAATTGCCCGATCATATCAGACAGGCCGAAGTCAATGACTGGTGCGAGGAGATCCTCAAACCTTATTTCATCAGTCTGGATCCGAAACAAAATTCCGTCATCGGCGAGGATTTTGCACGCACCGGCGATTTATCCATCCTCACGCCACTACTTGAACAGCAAAGCGCCAACTGGAAGGCGCTCTTCATTCTTGAATTACGCAACATTCCATTCCAGCAGCAGGAGCAGATCTTCTATTACATCTGCGACCGCCTGCCGCGTTTCCGTTATGGTGCATTGGATGCCAGAGGCAACGGCCAGTATCTCGCCGAACGCGCCATGCAGAAATACGGCGCCGATAGAATCGCCCAGGTGATGCTCACCGAGCAATGGTACCGCGAAAACATGCCAGCCTATAAAGCCGCATTTGAGGATGAAACAATTATGCTGGCGCGAGACGCCGACGTTATCGAAGATCACCGGGCATTTAAAGTCATCAAGGGCGTCGCCAAACTTCCGGAGATCCGGCAGAAAGGCAAGGACAATAAAAAGCGACACGGCGATTCCGGCATAGCCGGTGCGATGGCCTGGTTTGCCACCCGGCAGGAATGGGGCGGCGGCATGGGTGAATATGAAACAGTCAGTCCAAGAATGGCATCGGGAAACGGGACTGATGATGGAACCGATGACGAACATAAAAATGAGGGACGAGCTTTTTTCAAAAAGGGATGTTTTTAATGCCCCACAAACGATTCAGCCGGTTTTTGGCACCATTGGGGCGGGAGTTTTCTTGACACTGTTTATAAACATAATTTTGGGCGGAATAAGGGTAAAATAATCATGCTGGTCGACGAGTATAATCGGGAAATCAAATCCAATAAGCCGATTTTGGAAGAAGTGGCCGTTCAGACCATCCGAGATCGGTACTCGGATTATCCTTCCCAGGGATTGACCCCGCAGCGCCTTGCAACCATCTTCAAAGAGGCCGATCAGGGCAATATGATGCGCCAGGCAGAACTTTTCGAAGAGATGGAAGAAAAGGATCTGCATCTGGGCAGCGTCATGCAAACGCGGAAACTTGCCGTATGCGGTTTAGACTGGGAGGTTCTACCGGCATCCGATTCCGATGAGGACAAAAAAATAGCCACAGCCGCAGCCGAGATGATCGATTACATAGAAAACTTCGAAGAGGCCATTCTGGATATGGTCGATGCGATCGGGAAAGGTTTCGCAGTTCAGGAAATCATGTGGGATATGTCGGAAGGCCAGATCTGGTCGAATGAGATCAAGTGGATTCATCAGCGGCGTTTTACTTTCAATACGCCTACCATTCTTTTAGAATATCCGCGCCTACTCACCATCGACAATCCGGTCTGGGGAGAAGAACTAATTCCCAATAAATTTATATTTCATAAATATCGCGCACGTTCAGGCGCGACCGCGCGCGGCGGACTCTTAAGGCCGTGCAGTTATATGTATCTGTTTAAAAATTACGATATCAAGGACTGGCTCATCTTCAATGAACTGTTTTCCGTGCCCATGCGCGTCGGCAAATACAAACCCGGCTCAAGCAATGAAGAGAAGGAAACACTCAAAAGAGCAGTTTTCAACCTGGGCGTCGATGCCGCAGCCGTAATCTCGGATAATATGATTATTGAACTTGTCGAATCAAAACTGCGCGGCGACACAAAAACATTTATGGATTTTGCCGAGTATTGCGAAAAGGGAATGAGCAAGAGCGTTTTAGGCCATACAGGATCCTCGGAAAGCACACCGGGGAAACTGGGCGGTGAAAACGCTTCCGAAAACGTCCGTCATGATCTTTTGGAATCCGATTCCAAAAGCGCCATGAAGACACTTAAATTTCAACTGCTCAAACCCTGGGTAATCTTCAACTACGGCCCGGACAAAGGCATTCCGACATTAAAACTGCATTTTGAAGAAGGCGAAGATCTCGAAAAGATCGCCCGCGTCTACGGCGTTCTGGTTAAAGACGCCAATTTTACCGATATTCCGATTTCTCATATTCATGACCGCTTCGGAATCCCGACACCTGTTAAAAATGAAAAGACGCTGCAACCGGCGCAATCCAATTCCGGGACTTTTGACTTGAGTGCCAATAAAGAACTGATCATCATGGCCAATAACGCGGGTGATGCTCCCGACTGGGTTGCCTCCTACATGGCGGCGCTTAAACCTTCCCTGCAAAATGCACGCTTCGGCGCGCTCGATGAAATCGAAGCCTATTTAAAAAAACAGAAAACGCCTCCCACGCAGGCGGAATTTACCGCAGCCGTACAGAGCATTCTCGGCGTGGCATTAAGTGTCACCGATCGAAACGTCATCAAGAATGCCGTTTCAGAAATCTATAAGGCATACCGCAATCCTAATCCTGCGGCAGTAGCGGAATTCGGAGGCGCGGATCTGCGCGCCATGAACTTCCTTTCCAAAGTGGATAATTTTTATGTTTCGAAGTGGATCCAGAATGATGATGCGATCGCTTCGGTTAAAGCCTTTTTATCCGAGCGTTATCTTGAAGAGGGTGCCGGATTATTCGGAAGAGCGTTGCCGGGAAATTATCAGGCATTCCGGGATCTCTTCGGCCAGAAATTATCAGATCTCGAAGATTACCAGGTCAGCCGCATCATCGATACATCAGTAACACGCACACAGAACTGGGCGGCAACGGCGCAGCTCCATGAAGCCGGGATAACCGAACTGGAAGTTTATGAGCCTACATCGGAATGCGATTTCTGCGCGGCCATGAATGGCAAAGTTATCAGCGTGGCTAATGCCTACAATACCATGACCAAACAGGCCGCTATGACACCGGATCAATATGCGGCGGATATGAAAACAATCGTGCCGACCGTCGCCAATGTCGGCGCGATCGCGGGACGCGGATTATTGCCGCCATATCATCCGCATTGCCACGGCATCGTAATCAAGCGGGTTGTGAAGGGATAAACGCATGGAAATATCGATGACATTAAATCAGGATCCCAACCAATTATTTAAAAGCCTTCAAGGCGATATGAAACCGGCGCGAAAGGCTGGCATGACCAATTGGCTCACTACAGTTGAAGCCGTCGCCGTCAAGGATGCGCCGAAGCGCACGAGCAATCTGGCGCGCACGCGCACAAGCAATGTGAATGATGACGGAAGCCGCGGGACGCTCGCATTCACCGCACCATATGCCGAATGGGTTCATGACGGTACCGGCCTTTACGGGCCGCACAAAACAAAGATCGTGCCCACAACAAAAAAGGCTCTTTTCTGGCCGGGAGCCCGGCATCCCGTCAGATCCACCAAAGGCATGAGAGGCAATCCTTTCGTGCGCAAAGCTAAAGATTCCGTCAACGGAGACGATCTTTACCGGGATGGAATGCAAAATTATTTAAGTCATAGAGGAGTTTAAACATGGATAATTTGTTTGTATTAAGCTGCAAAGATCTCAATGGCATTGTACCGAAAGAAATTCAGGTGATTCCTTACGGCATTAAAGTCAATACGCCCAAAGGGCCTTTTACCTGTGATGAAGAAAGCGCCGCCGCGATCATTGCGGACTTCGAAGCGCATAAAAATCAAATGGTGATTGATTATGAGCATCAGACCTTGCAGGGAACCGAAGCACCCGCAGCCGGATGGATCACCCAACTGATCGACAAAGGCAAAGACGGCATATGGGCCGTTGTCAACTGGACGGAAAAAGCAAAGCAATATCTGATTAACAAAGAATATAAATACGTATCGCCAGTAGTCGCCCAAAGAAAACTCGATTCCAAAATCGTGCGTCTCATCAACGTGGCTCTTACCAATCAACCGAATATCGACGGCATGGTGCCGCTTGTGAATAAAGCGGGACTGGATGCCGCGCATAGTGCTCAACAGGAACGCAGCAGCAAATACGGCATAGGCATCAAGGATGGCGGAAATATAACCAAACCAGGACAATGGTCAAATGTGCCGGATGAGGAATTTCTTGATCCGGTTAATTACCGCTATCCATGCCCGGATGCAGATCATACCAGATCCGCCGCATCATACTGGGGAAAAGCAAAGGATCAGGAACAATACAGTACGGAAGAACGGGCGAAGATAACAGCCCGCTTGGATAAGATGGAGGAAAAATTTAAAATCGGAAAATACCAAAAGGAGGCAACACACATGAATAAATTGAAGGTTATGTTGAAACTGGCGGCGGATGCAACTGAAGAACAAATCGCCGATGCAGTACAGGTTCTTGTGAACAAATTAAAAGACACTGTGCAAATTGTGGCCAATAAAAGCGTGCTGACCGCGCTGGAATTGGCGGAAACGGCGACTGAGGCCGAAGTAACCGGAACAATCATGGCGATGAAACAATCCCATGCGCAGGTCGGTACGCTTGCCCAGGAATTGGCGGATATAAAGAAAACGCTTTCGGCCAAAGATGCCGCCGAAGTTGTGGCATTGGCCATGAAGGAAGGAAAGATCACACCAGCGCAGAAGGAATGGGCCGATAAATATGCCGAGTCCGATCTGGAAGGATTCAAAGTCTTTGTCGCCAAAGCGCCTGTGGTTGTTGTGATGGGTAGAGTCATCACCGGCGAAGCTCCTGCCGAAGGCGCGTTGGATGAATCACAGACAGCCGTCAACAAAATGATGGGTGTCGATCTGGAAACATTCAAGAAGTTCGATAAATAATTAACTATCATTGCGAGGAACGCCACAAGCAATGTGGCAATTAAAATAAAAAGCAGAAAAGGAGAAAAACATGATCACTCATTTAATCGGTTTAATTATAGCGGCGATGATAATACTGCTGCTTACGTATTTAACAGATCCGAACCGCCGACGCGATTTCGGTCGGCCATTATTCAACCAGCGCGGCTCATTATCGGCAGATATAAAAGCTCAAATCAAGGAAGGCAAGGAGATTGGCCCTCCGGTCGCAACAGGAAAAATAATCTATTCAGGCGCATGGACATGCGTAAATTCGGCTGGCTTTTTAGTTCCCGGTGCGGATACGGCAGGATTGATCTTTCAGGGAATATCCCGTTTGTATGTTGATAATTCGCTGGGAGCCAATGGCGCTTTGAATGGATTATTATGGCGGCGCGGCCTTGTCTATGCCACACTGGGTCATGCAATCACACAGGCCAATGTCGGCGCGGATGTATTTCTGGTTGACGATGAAACAGTCGATTTAACCGCCAATGTTACCAATAAGATTTTCTGCGGCGTGATTGCCGAGTATGTCGATGCAACTCACGCATTTATCGATATCGAACCCGCAATTCAACAGGCCGATGTTGCCGTCCATATTGCCAAAGTTGCCGACGCTCACTCGGCATCATCGATCGCGATCACGGATGCCGGTAACTTTACCGCTCAGATTGATGTGGAAGATGCGCTCCAGGAAATATACCCGGCTGTCCCGATTGAAACTGCGGATCCCGGCGCATCAGGCGCAATTCCTGTAGCGCGATCCGGAAATGTTCCTATTGTAACGGCAGGTACTGAAACGCGTACACTGGCCATCCCCTCCAAATCGGGAACGATTCTGGCTATCAGTTTCAAGACGAAGGTCGGTAATTGCACAATCACAGCAGCATCGGCAATCAATACCACCGGCAATAATACAATTGCTCTTACCGCTGCGGGCCAGACGATTGTTTTAATCGCGGTTAAAGTGGCAAACGCCCTTTGCTGGCGCGTATTGTCAAATGATGGAGCAACATTAACAACCGTATAATTAATTTTGTCATTGCGGGTATAAAGGTAGGTAAGGTGTTGCTATTTAGTACCCATTTTTAAAATTAATATACCAGGCAAAATAATTTTGCCTATGCTTTTTCGACAGGCCTCGATGCTTT